GGCTATGGCAAAACATTTCAAGACTTCAAAGTTAATGTACACATCAGTGGTCGTAAAGGTCCACAGGGCATTCGTGATGTGTACAATCGTTTGTCACCCGAAGCCCGTAACACACTTACACTAGAGAATGAGGAATACACACATGGACTACTTGACTGCTTATCATTATCTGACCTCGTACCTACGGTCATGGACATTCACCATAATTGGATACGTCAGGGAGAATACATTCAACCTAATGATGAAAATGTACAACGTGTTATTGATAGTTGGCGTGGCGTGCGCCCTACTTGCCATTACAGTGTTAGCCGCGAAGATGTACTCACAGGTCATTCCGCAACACGATTACCCGATCATGGTGCGTTGATTAATGAAGGACATAGTAAACAAAAACTCAGGGCACATAGTGATTACTATTGGAACGATGCTGTGAACGATTGGGCATTGACATTCTGTGATAACTTTGATATAATGTGTGAATCAAAGGCAAAGAACCTTGCTAGCTTTAAATTATTTGAAAGATACAAAAATGGGAATATTTGATAAACTATTTGGTAAAAAGCCAAATCTAACAGTAGAAACACCAAAGCCAGTTAAGGAAAAGAAACCTCGCAAACCTAAAGTAAAAAAAGAAGCGCCTACATCATCTGATAAAGACAAGGCTACTGCTGAAGGACTACCATACGTTAATATTTTAAAAATGGAAATTGACCCATACGATATTAATAGTGGTGCATTTGAACTTGATTTCAATGACAAATTTGTATTGAATCTGATTCGTGCAGGGTATAAGATACGTGATGACGATACTGATACAATCATTGTGGACCGTTGGTTCCAAACTGTATGTCGCAATGTGGCACTGGAACTCTATGAACAGCAACAAGCGGATCCGGAGAATCGGGCAATGGCCTCTGATATGAGAGTGGTCCGTGCTAAGGATCTAGGTGACGGACGGACAGAAGTCAGCTAAAAAGTGTTGTAAAAATACAACAAAATAGTAGTTGACGTTAAATGGTATTTGTGTTATTATGTTTCTTTCATCAACTCATAGGAGTAATTTGTGGCAAAAGTATCAATCTCTCAACTTGAAGTAAGTACAGAACTCAGTAGACCAAGAGTTAAAACAACTCTCAAAAAGACAATTAACACAGTAAATAAGGTGACTAAAATTAAAACTGCTAAAACTACTAAATCCAAAAATACAACATATAATCCAATTGATGTATTTGTTTGGAATACTAAACAAGATCCAAAAGTAAAAGAATCAGATCGTCCAATAAACGTTTTGGATAAGCAACCCGACGAGCATGATGCTAGGACCATTGAATCATTGGTTTTGCAATTCATTGCTGATCCTATTTTTAAAGTTACTGTTAAAAATATTAAGAAGAACAAAGTTCCACGTACTGGATACGAACATCTTCCTTATTATGAAGCTATCCTACTAAAAGAATTGTTAAGTGCGTTATCAGTACAACGCCCAATAAATAACAAACATGTTAGTAAAATTCTAACTAAATGGGATAGCAAAAAAGTACAATATGTAAATGTACTGAAAATTAAATTCAACGGTGAATATTTCTATTACATCATTGACGGACAACATACTGCGGTATCGTATGGTGTTAATGCAAAACTAGGGTATTTCGGTACTGAATTTAACGAAGAAAACTGGACTGACGTTCCTGTTAAATGTCAAGTTGTTGAATTTAATAATTTTAGATTTGCACGGGAACATTTCTTGGGTATCAACGGTGATGACAAATTGAAACTTGCTGAGTTTGATCGTTGGACAAACTTGGTATTAGGTAAGCGGCAAGATAGTCCTAATGACATTACAGACGAACACTATGAAGAGGCTTTTGCTAAACAGGAAATTCTTGAAAGCTATAACATTATTCCTGTACACAAGTCTGCTGAATTTGAAATTTCTAAGCCAGGGGCATTTCCTAGAATTGACTTGGTGAAAAATGTAACAGAAGAAGAACTACATTGGCTAAGCCGTGTGCATCAAATGAACTTTGATCACCGTGAACTTGATGCAGTTGAAGTAGATCCAATCGTTACTTTGCGTAACAAAATCAAAGGTTCTAAAGATTTGAACGATCCTGATCTTAAGCAGTTTATCATTCATCTTGGTAACATCATTAAGAATGTTGCAGGTAGTCCCGCTAAGTTTAAATTGCTTAGTGAGAACACTTGGAAGACTTGGTACGAAACTGTATATCCAAACGAAAAGGTTCCAAATGAGCCACGTGATGCAGCACTAGCATTGCTATTGCAAATGTACTATGAGCACGGCGGAACATTTACACGTTTGTCTAAGGTATTCTTGGATGACTATACATCCGATGAGTATCAATTGTTTAATGCACTAGATGAAGACCTTCAAAATCTAATCCGAGCATAAAATGACAACTGGTCTATACGTTGCACAAATTATAGCCAGAGAAACATACAACAAGCCCGGTATTACCACTAACATCGGTGATCGCATGGTCGGTTACAGTAAAAGCGGTAATATCCCTACAATACATTTTCTATGTATTAGTAGGCCCGGGCTTGATTTTGTTGTAAAGACTCTGGAAGAAGATGGTAAAAAGTATTTAAAACAATACTTTACCAAACCTAACGGGGTTGATAGAACTGAGTACATTGACCCTAAACACAAGAAAATTACATTAAAATACCTAGAAAATTTTTACAGAAAACAAATTGAGAATATTCCCGGTATACTTATTGTAAAGAAAGAATGGCTTCCCTTAACTTTGGATAGTGAACATCTTGATAACTTTATGGAAAACTGTGTCAAGTATCCCAAAAAGTATATTGAAGGCTTTTAAACACTTGACTATTTTTATATAGTAGACTATAATACATACATGACTCATAAATACGCCCTCATTGATACCGCAAATACATTCTTTCGTGCCCGTCACATTGCATCACGCAGTAGCACGGTTGACGAGAAGATAGGTATGGCCTTACATCTCACATTAGCAAGTACTAATCAAATTGTTAAACGTTTCGGAATTGATCATGTTGTGTTTTGCTTGGAGGGTCGCAGCTTCCGAAAAGATTTGTACGCCCCGTATAAGAAAAATAGGGTAGTAGATACAATGTCTCAAACTGAGGCTGAGGTTGAAGAAAATAAATTATTTTGGACCACGTATGAGACATTTTGCTCTTACCTTAAAGACCGCACAAACTGTAGTGTATTGCGTGATCCAAAGGCTGAGGCTGATGATCTCATAGCAAGATTTGTGGCACTTCATCCAGCAGATAACCACTGGATAATTTCAACAGATACGGATTACGACCAGTTAATCAACGATAAAGTAGTGCGCTACAATGGAGTAGGCAATGAACTTGTGACTATAAATGGATATTTTAAAGAGAATGGCAAGCCCGTTTTGGATAAGTTAAAAAATCCGAAACTATTAGAGGATCCACAATATTTGCTTTTTAAAAAATTAGTTAGAGGTGATTCATCGGATAATATATTTGCAGCCTACCCGGGTGCCAGAGAAATTGGTAGTAAAAATAAAGTTGGTATTCGTGAAGCATTTGAAGATCGTAATAAAATGGGATTTAATTACAACAATTTTATGCTTCAGCGATTTACCGACCATGAAGGTGTAGAGCATCGTGTGCGTGACGATTTTGAACGCAACCGAACCCTCATAGATTTGACGGCACAGCCCGATGATATTAAATTGTCAGTAGATACAAACATCCGTGAAGGTGTGCGTAGAACTACTATTCCTCAAGTGGGCATACACTTACTAAAATTCTGCGGGAAGTATGAACTGCAAAAAATTGCAGATAACGCAGAGACATACGCAAAATGGTTGAACAGTCCTTATGTAGGAGTATTGAAATGAATAACAGAGTAAGAGAATTAATTAAAGAACACGGTAGTGATTCTAGTGGCAAGTGGGTAGCAATTGATAAGGTAGAATTGATTGCCGAGTTAATTGCTTACGAATGTATGGACCTTGCTCTAGGATCTAGTCATAGAGAAGATGATATGGGTGCTATTATTGCTAATAAGATTAAGAAACATTTTGGAGTAAAATAATGAAATTTAAAATTTGCGGAATAGATTACGAAGTAAAATATAAAACATCGGAAGAAATGCAGGGAACAATTGGTCTAGCACGATTCAATGACCAAGAGATTTGGATTGGTAATCAATTTACTGAACAAACTAAAAAGATTGCTTTGTGGCATGAAGTATTACATATACTAGACCATGCTTACAATCTAAAAATGACAGAAGAACAAGTTAAGTTTCAAACACATGCATTAATTGCACTAGTAGAAGATAACCCGGGAGTATTTAAAAATGGCACAACACAGTAATTACTGGTCATGCACACCCTTCGCTGATTGGGTGCGCGGTACGCCAAAAGGCGGAGCCAAGACTAGTGAAGATTGGGATGAATGGAATAATGCAGCTAAACAATACCATCCTGTGCGTTATTGGTTAGCCGAAGAAGGTCTCGGGCATCTACAAGATTTTGTAACTTATCCTATTAGAAAAATTTACGATGTTAAGTATTACATCAATAACCGTTGGGTTACTCGTACTCATGCTCTCACCGCTCATCACCGTGATATTAAGCCTGGTTCTTGGCGTGATGTTGGGAGTCGCTTCCTTCCATGCTTATTTAATGAGTTGGTTGATTTTGTCGAGGTCGAACAAGCCTGGAGTCACATCGCATGGGGAAGTAAAGAAGATAGAAAGAAGTATGATGCTCCTTTTTATGCTACTGGCTGGTGGCGTTGGCGCACTTGGCGTTGCCCTCAAGCAGGTCTTGATCATCTTGACTGGGCAATGACACTTGTACTTGATAAAGATATGGGAGTAGATCCAGATAACCCAGGGTATGGTAAGCCTACTGGACAAGCATTACGTGCTAAAGAAATTAAAGAACTTTACACATGGTGGACTACTGTATATCCAAATCGTCCAGACCCGCATGATGCAAGTGGTTGGAGTGAATACTGTGAAAGTTTACGAATCAAGTTTGGTACAAACTGGATTGGTAAATCCGATAAAGATACTGCAAGTAAAAAAGCAGGTGATAAGGCTCTTAAACTTACTACTAAGATTGAAGCAGCCTACGACAAAGAAGATACTGAAATGATGATTCGTTTAATTAAAATTCGTGATAGTTTGTGGACATGATATGAAAAAGATTTACTACGAAAAAGTAGGACGTAAGTACGTACCTGTTGCAGAATACGATAGCGACTGGATGGACAGTTTTCATAAAGGCACACACCTTTTGATGGTATATCCGGGTGGGCAGAGTCGTAGGTTTAATATTGATCCTAACTACGCGGCTATGATTGCAGCCAGCCGAGTAGCCGAAGAGGCTATAATTCGTGCTATGCATAAAGCCAGTGAATTAAAGCCTGTGCGAACTCCAATAACAGAAGGACAACGCAAGGCATGGAAGAAACTAGCAAAAGAGTTTGGAGATGAACTTTGTACGTTGAGCGGAGCCAGTTCACATGATATTGCCGAAGCAGGTGTGAAGGCTATGATGGCAGAAGCTGATCAGTTAATGACTAACCCTGCTGTAAAGAAAGCCTACGAACATTTCTTATTGGTTGCCGAATTAACAAAGGATTAATTATGCGTAAATATATCACTAACAAATTTAATAGTGTATTTCTTCCTTACGAAGAAGGCATGATTGAATGGCTAACTGAGAATTATCCATACAGTAAATATGTTGTGGTGGAGGCAGTATGAGAAAACTAATCAAAGAACTTGAACCTCAATGTTGGGAACACAATGAATTTGGTCTTAATTTCAATTACGAAAAGTTTGCCGAGTTGATTATAAAAGAATGTGCTACTGCGGTAGCCAAAGCCAATAAT